ATACGATAAATACTAGTATGAATTATAATATTATACAAGGTGATAATAGAGACACCTTAAAACAATATCCAGACAATCACTTTGACAGCATCGTAACAGATCCGCCATATGGTATTGCATTCTTAGGTAAAGATTGGGATAACAATACAGGCGCAGTAGAGACTTGGGAAGAATGTTTCCGTGTACTAAAGCCAGGTGGACATATACTAGCATTCAGCGCCGCAAGAACATATCACCATTTAGCAACAAACATTGAAGGCGTTGGCTTTGATATAAGAGACCAATTGATGTGGTTGTACGCAAGTGGCTTCCCTAAAGCACAAGACATTGGTAAAGCAATAGACAAACGAGCAAAGAAAGAATCTAAGACTATCCCAAGAAAGAAAGATACAGAATGCGGTATGATCTATAAAGCCCAAACACCAGAAGCACAACAATGGGCAGGTTGGAAAACAGCTCTTAAGCCAGCACACGAGCCAATTGTAATGGCCCGCAAACCCTTTAAGGGAAGTTGCTTAGACAATGTGTTAACTCACAGTGTAGGAGCATTGAATATAGATGCTACACGCATTCCTTTAGAAGACGGTGCTATAAATCCAAATACAAAAGTTGAATACAGTGAATATAATTTTGGCAATGCAGGCGAAGAAAATAAACAAAACAATCTTACAAGCAAGTTTAATCCAAATGAGCAAGGCAGATTCCCCTCCAATGTGATGGGCGAGGTTGAAGGTTATCAAAAGTATTTCTATTGTCCTAAAATATCAAAAGCAGAAAGACATTGTGGGTTTGAACAAACAAACATTCCAACATCAGAAGGTGGTATTATACCAACTTTTAGAGAAATGATTAAACAAATGGGTGGTCATTTAACTGAAGGTGGCGGCGTTTGGTTACCTCACTGTAAAGAAATTAAAGCACACGGTGTTAAACACGAATATGACATTTGGTTAAAAATGAATAATAAAACAGTTAATGTGGGCAACAATCACCCCACTGTAAAACCTGTTGAATTAATGAAATATTTGGTTCGTTTGGTTACACCAGAAAATGGTAAGGTTTTAGATCCTTTCTGTGGCAGTGGATCAACAGGTATGGCGGCTGTAGAACTAGGACACACATTTATTGGTTGCGAACTTGATCCTAATTATGTTGACATTGCAAGCACTAGAATAACAGCGTGGAACACACTTGAATTAAACAATACATTTACGGAGTTATTTGAATGACATATGTACCAAAATATAAACACAGAGTGTTAGCATATCTTCCATTACGCTGTCTCCTCTAAATCAAAATATTCTATATGACTACCAGTATCTGTCCAAGCAATACCAACCAATTTGCCACCATTAATAATCCAATCATCATACATACCAATCGGCCACCATCCTTCTAAAGGATTAGTATAACCTTTTCTTTTTCTTAATCTATCAACCCAGTTAACTGATAACTCTCTAAAGTAATATGAGTTAAATTTACTATCATTCATATTCATTACGCTGTCTCCTCAGCATACGGTCCTGATTGGCACCTTCTGCTTTGTAGTTTTGTTGTGTGTTTGTATAAGCCATTGTTATATCCTTTTGTTATTGTTTTATTATAGCATTTCATTGTGTTGGAGTCAACCTGTTAGAAACCGCTGTTTTGTTGACTTTTTGTGGGGAACCCTCTATGTTAAACAATACATTTACGGAGTTATCTGCTATCTGATCTGCAACAAGTGTGCAGTCACCATTTATCGCACATAGAGTCAGACATCAAAGCCATCAACACCAAGTTCAATTGGGCAGTGGGGTGTGTGTTCGTTCAGATGTTGGGCATCATATCATATCTCATTATCAAAATGTAGTTGCCAATTAAATATTGGTATGAACTTTAAAAAAATTATTGAAGAATTTGTAGACATCAAGTATTCCAAAGAAAACAACCAAATACAACTCAATCAAACATTAAAATACACACCCACAAAATGTGAAGACTGTCCTAGGATGTGTCTCAAGCGTCGCAAGGTATATTCCAAAATGGCATATTCATTTCAGTCTGACAATTGGATACATCAATGTTCAGTGTGTTTAAATTATAAAAATCCCCGCAATGGCATATACAACACATCATTTAATTGGTTAGCGGCCCACTTTAAACGTAAAGATTACAGAAAGAAATAAATACTAGCATACCAGAGGAAGTAAGACTGTCATCTTATACTCCTAATGTTAATACATTCTGGTATCAAGTGCAGGTTTTCCTTTAGTTAAATCTAATGCCATTGATAATCTATCCTAAAAACCTGCACTTTCCAAACTACCCACTTAATCATTGACTTTTTGTGAAAGGTGCTATATACTTGTTGAAATGGCAAACAATAAACTTAAATTTAAAGAACGATTTTATCATCTTGCACAGAAATATTACAAAACCACTGATTTAGGCAAATTGAGTGTGTCGCAGATAGACAAACTCACCACATGGGTCACCAACACAAACTGTGACACCAAAGCAAGGCAACAAGGCAGAAAATACTCAGGCAACACCTACAAAAAACTCAAAGGCATATTCAATTAGCACACAAGGTTAACGGGCCAGCACACAATTCCGTAGAGACAACAGCATATGATGAATATGCACTCTAGAACAGTAAAGAAGAACTGAAAGTAATAGATTTGGATTTACTGAGTATGAATGCTAACATACACACACAAGTGGATTGCAAACACTATCACAATACACGGTAACGCAGTGATAGACTCCGCAAGGAGAGTCGTGGCAGGTAAGGAAAAGCACAGAGTCCTGCAATCATACACACAAACACCTGCTTCCAGTCTCATTCGTTCAACACGATTCAAGAGACAATAGATGGAACCCGCGGATAGGTTCCGTCTATTCAATCAATCAGATTCAAGTTAACAATTGGAATATAAAAAACAAATGTCATTGAAAATGACATTTTTATATTACAAGATGAACGTCAGTTCATCTTCAACATTACCACTTAACAATGCCACACTGTTCAATGTATAATTGTGATTTGATAGATAAAAAATTTGAGATTGAATGTGATTGTATATAAAAAATTTGAGATTGAATTGAGTTGTGTTGATAAAAAATTTGAGATTGAATTGAGTTGTGTTGATAAAAAATTTGAGATTGATTTGAATCTGAGTGACTCTTAATATAAAATTATATATCTATATTACTCTAGTGTGCAACAAGTCCAAAAATAAGCATTTATTCACTCAAATAATCACTTCTAACTGGTATTCCACCAATAACTGTTAAATATATTCCTAACAAAGGAGAGCAACAATGAGCAGTTATTTTACATCAGTAAGAAAAAACAATTTACCCCTATGGCGTAGATGGTATGCTATGACACAGCGAGTAGAAGAGCAGTATAACAATTATGAACACGTGAAAATTGAAGATTCCTGGAACAGAGATGTGGTGGGTGCAGAACAGGCATTTTTAACATTCTGGGAAGATATGGCAGATGATTTTGATGAAGCATTGGAGTTGGACAGAATAGATCCCCACGGAGAATACAGCAGTCACAATTGTCGTTGGGTTACCAAAAAAGTAAATCTAAACAATATGAGGTTTCATCACACAGACAGAGGTATCGCACTGACCCTTGCCAAACAGTTGTGGGGAGACACACAAGCCACCAAGGTGAGATTTTGGAAAAGAGTTAATACAGGATGGAGTTTTCAAGACGCGGCTGAGCAACCACCCCAAAGAGGACAACAAAGCAGATTGAAAATCAGACCACACACCAAACAAACCAAGCACACCAAACCAAAAAACACAAAAAAACGCACGATTTGGCAACAATTGAAATCAATCATATAAATAACTGCATAACTTTCACAAGAAAGGTGAGGAGGACATAAACTCCGTGAATAAACTATTATGGACACATCAAAGACAGGACCCAAACCCAAACAGTTAGAACCATTTGAGAAAATGGGCATTGCTGTGGGCAGAAACAACACACACATAGACCCAGAAGAAGTGGAAAAGTTAGCAGGACTGGGTGTGACCACCACAGAAATGGCAGACTTTTTTGGTGTTAAAGAACAGACCCTAAGATACAATTTCAGCGAAAACATCACAAAAGGCAGAAGTGTATTGAAGATCACACTGAGACGCTCAATGCTACACAATGCTAACCAAAATATGAATGCGGCAGTGCAGATATTCCTATCCAAAAATATTTTGATGATGTCAGATCAGCCAGTTAGTCAAGCAGATGACAACATACTGCCTTGGGTGGAAGCACAACCTAAAGCCACAGAAGTTTCTGGCAACATTGGTATTAAATCTACCTTGACTTTGACACCATAACCATATATAATTGTAGTTAAGAGATAACATTAAAACAGGAGAAACATTAATGGCAACACACACTATAATAGATGAGGGTTTAGACTACTGGCAACACGTGGCAGAAACTCTTAACAAATTAGCAAACGCACAACCAGACAAAAAATTACCACACAACAGTAACAATCTCTATAAATGTATTCACGATTATGACAGAACACACTGGGTCAAAGCCGTAGGAGTGGTCAAGCGATTGTATCGTCAAGCACCACATCTGTTTGAAAAGGGTCACGTTCACATAATGAATGAAATTGATTTTTTAATATTTCAAAAATATTCCAATCTTACATTTAATCAAAATCCATTAGATTATTTCTATAGATCAAAAACCAACAATCAAAAATATCAAGGTGTCTACCTCAGCAAATGGGGTTTCAAAGGTCTCACAATGTTTAGAGAAGTTTGGAATAATTGTGAGTCAGGCAACAACAGTGGCAGAGGACCAAACAAAAACCACAGACCACCCACACAATCACCATCAACTCAATTTAACAAATTATTCAACATCAACAAACCCAAAGGAGAAAAAGAATGAGTATAATAGATTCTGGACCAGCACAATTAACACCACCCAAACACAAAGAGGATGAGCACAAATTAAGAAAGTTTTTGGCAAGTCTTGATGACACTGACGTGAACGATTCAGACAATGTAGATTACGAATCACCTGAAACCACAATGTGGAATTGTTTAGAAACACACGGATACAAAAAGACAAAATCAGCATTTCAACACATTGAAAAACAATTGATTACAGAAAGCAAGAATCTGTTGGGTGAATTGGGCAAGGTGGTGTTAAAGAATAAAACACTTAACCGCAAATGGCAAGCATTTAACAAAAAGATAGGTGAACCAACAACAATTTATTGGAAATCATTGCCTGTTAAGCAGTCTGAAAAAACAGAAGACAAACCAGAAGACATTCTTGATCAGATCAGACAAAGACAGAATAAGACAACAGAATTAGAGTAGCAGATCATCGTTATTTTTTATCAATATTGATATTGTGTTTAACATCAATATAACGATGATCGCTCTAATGTTAGATTAAATAACACGTCACCATTTTGCTTTCCCGTTTGATGGTGATTCCTTTAAAAGGTGCTTCAACATATCGTTTAGATTGCTCATTTCATCGTGGTTGGAGCACCACTAATCTCAAATTACAATCAATAAAGA